TGAGCGCACCGCTCTTCTGGCGCGATATCGGCTATCACTACATTTTGAACCGTGACAGAGCTGGAAAGTGGCAGGTTTACGATGGCCGCCATGACGCTTTGGCTGGGGCCCACAGTGGCACCAATGCCGGTAACGAGTTCCTGGGCATCAACGTCGCTTACGGCATGGATGAAAAATTGCCCGGTGAGGCTATTGAAGCCCTGGCCGGTCTGATTGCCGAACTCTCAAAGACCTACGGTTTCCCAATCAACCGGGCGACCGTGAGAGGCCATCGTGAGTTTATTCCCACTCAATGCCCAGGCGAACCGCTCTACAGCGTTTTAAACCAGGTTGTTCAGAGAGCAAACCAGTTGCGCAAAGGCCCTGCGTCTGAGCCGGTGAAGCCGGAGCCCAGCAAGGCTGAAGAGCAAATTCGCCCGGTGCGCATCGTCAAAGATGGCAAAGAGCTGCGCGGGATTCTCGTGAATTCCCAGGCTTTTGTGTCGGTTTACGAGCTGGGCAAGCCCGAATGGGACGCAAAAACCAGGACGGTGACAATCAAATGATGCCAATCGTTCACATCATGAGCGCCCAAGCCGCAGTCTTTGACCCCTCAAAGCCTTTGACCGTGCTCAGCCTGTTCCCGTACTTCGCAGGGCTTGCAGGGGCAACGCTGGCAGTCGGGCTGGCTGTGGCCAAATGGTTTCTTAATACCCAAGTGACCGGCAAGATCGACCAGTTAAGCGATCAGCTTGAAGCGGTTTCAAGAGCCCAAAGCGATGCCCACTCAGAGTTAAAAACCCAAATCGCAGTTCTAACAGAGCGCGTGCAAAACATGAAAGAGGCCCACAAATGACCTACGCAGATCCAACAGTAGACAACCCTTACCCGGCATCAGAGCGGGTTACGCCTGGTCTGATGCGAAACCCAAAGCTCAGCACCAGCACGACAGCGGCATACAAGCTGTTGCCGCGAAACGTGAAATCAGCGCAGATTTATTGCACAACCCCCCATTGGGTTCGTATTGATTTGGTCGCAGCAGACCCAGAATCAGCAAGAGACCTTGGTACAACCTCAAAAGAAAACGTGATTTATGTTCCCGCAGGCTCTTTTACGCTTGCTCAAGAAGAGGGGGAGTTCAATTGCATCTCTGCCAAAACAGTAACAGGAACAGACACGCTTTATATTTACCCAGGCGGCGCACGCGGCTTAAATAGCCTTGTCGCAGAGGATTTACTTGCATGAACCCATTTAATTTTATTCCAGGCCCGCAGCCGGGCGGCGGCACTTCTTCAGCTTCAACCAGCCCAGAATGGCAAACGGCAACCCAGGCCAGCAATGGCAACACTCTGACTCTGACACTTGACCCGACCGGCGACGTGTTTGAGGTCGTGGGCCAAATCACAAGCCAGAGCGCGAGTTCTGCCACGGAGATCGAGTTTAACGGCAGTGCGGGCGGTCACACATACCGGCACCATTTCAGCGGCGGCGTTGACGCTGGCGCAGCCGGGTATTTTCCCCCCGGCGTCGTGGGTTCAGGCGTAACCTGCTATTTCTTTGGCACGATCCAGCGCACCGGCACAACGATTCATGCAGATCTTAACGCGTCTCTGCCGGCCTCTGCTTTGAGCCATAGCGTGGTTTATAAGGCGATCACCGGGGCGACAAATATCAATGCCCTGCGGGTCTTCTCAAACCAGGCGTCAGGCATTGGCGCGGGCTCGTTTATCTCGGCAAGGAAGGTCAAATAACCATGAACCCAAACGTATGGTCAGCAAAGCGTGAGGCGGGCAATCATATCAACAAATATTACCCGCAGCACAAGCGCGAAAACATTCTTGATTTAGCCGACGGCTACACAGAGCAGGACAGGACGCGGCTTAGGGCGTTCCGTGATTCTGTTCGCGCCCGCTGCGACGAATACGAAGCGGCAGAAAACCCCGTGATTGACTACAGCGACATAACTCCTTAGCTTTCGTTCAGAATCTCCTCCCCCGGTCAGCAATGGCCGGGGTTTTTTCTGCGTTTTTGGGCCTTAAAATATTTCTATCATTTATCTATTTTATCTGTTGACAAATTAAATAGAATAGATTATGATTAAAGTATCAAAGAAAACGAGGCGACAAAATGAAAATCTACCACACCAGCCCCGCGCCCATCACGCAGATCAAAAAGACCGGCGCTTTTGGCGAGTGCCTCTGCTTTTCCTCTGACGTGTACAGCATGAGCGTTGGCGCTGTTGTGGTTTACAGCCTCGAAATTGAAGAATCAGAAGTGATCGACGTTGCTGATTTTGAGCTGAGCGACTCCCCCAATACCATCGCCCATATCGCCTCTGTTTTAGAGTGCGATGAATATGAAGCCCTTGACTATTTGACGGGATCTGAAATTCATTCTGATGCCGAAACTGATTGGTTTGTCCAGGGCCAAATGGGCGCAGCGGCTAAAGAAGCCGGTTATAAAGCCGCCCGCAGCCAAGACGAACAGGGGGCCGTTTATATTGTGCCCATGTTCGGACGCGAAGCAGATTTGAAGGCTTAAAATGGCAAGAAAAACAAGTTTATCAGATTATCAATTATGCGCAGACCAAGGGCTAACAAGAAAACAGACAGCGGAAAAACTTGGGGTAACGCATGGTCATGTGTGCCTTGTCTCAAGAGCAAATAATATAAATTTCTTAAAGAAAAGAAGGCCATCAGAAATGGCACACTCAGGACGCGGGGTAAAGCCCGGCACACAGAACGCACTCAAAGAGCCCGAAGACAGGGCAGCCCAAGCAGGCAGGGTCAACGCGGCCCTGCTCGACAAAGCCAAAGCGCGGGCAGAGGCTGACGGGGTAAAGCTCAGGGCCGTCATTGAAGCAGCCCTAAAAGCCTACCTTTAATTCAGAGCCGACACGCTGATCCGCAAATACAGCAGGGCCAGATCCAGCAGCTCGCGGGCCTGCTCTTTGCCCGGCTTGCGCTCAATTGCTGCCCCGTCTCTGAGCGATTCTGCCAGGGCTTGGGCAAAGGCTCATTCTGATTGACAGCAAACACGCGGGGCAATGGGGCGACAGTGACGCGGATCGGGCGGGGTTTAGCTTTGGCCATTGCTCACCGCCTCTGCCCTTGCCTTCAGCTCTGCGGCGGGCATCCACCTGTTGCCTACAAAACAAAGGGTTGCCCCGCCTTCGATAGCATCAAGCAAAACCTCAACACCAAGCCAATGCCGCTGGCCGCCAGGTTTTTCTTGATCTGGGAAATAAAAGCCCTCAAGTTTGAATCCTCCGCGATCAAAAAAGACAGAATAAAAATATCCTTGACTCTCTTTTAGAAAAAGTCAGATCTTTGAGCGTTTTAGAAAAAGCCTTGTCAGTTCTTTCCGCCTCTGATTTCAGCCGCTCGTTCTCTGCCTTTAACTGATTGTTTTCATTAATAAGCATTTGAGATTCTGAATCAACATACAGTTTGTCATCTTGAGTTTCTTGCAGCTCTTCTTTCAGCCGCCCGAAGTCAACAGCAAGGGCGTTGTATGACCCGCTGAACACGCGGGCATCCGCTTGGGCCTCAGAGAGCGATTGCTGCAAAGCCTCGATAAGGGGCATCCCGTCATTGCGGAGGGCGCAGACAAACTGTTGATCATTATCCGAATCAAGCACCCCAACAAAATCACCGTCAGGCCCCGAAACAAGATCAATGCTTGGGTTTGGCGGGTCTGCGTAAAGCTCGCCGTCATGCTCCTCAATCCACCACTCCCCCGGCGTGGCCTTTTTCTCCAACTCTCTCAGCCGCTCGATTGCGGCCACCTGTTCGCTGTTCATTCTGTTGCATCCTCACTATCTTCTGGGCCATCACGCAAAAGCTCAACATAAAGCGTATGCAAATCATCGGCATATTGCGGATAAAGCTGCTGGTATTCGTTTAGCAATTTCTCGCTGATTGTTTCTTCAACAGCAAAGCTATACATAATGTCTTTTCGTGTTAGTGTCATTTCAGATTCTCCTCTGTTTCTTTAACAATTTGCTTAACGACCAGAGACCCGCTTTTGGTGTAATAAACATGAAAAGAAGTTTTTCCAAACAGATCAGAAACGGTGTGAACTGCTGACTTAAACCCTTCTGCAACATGGTTTTTAGCTACTTGCGCCGCAGATATTTGATTACCTTCTGTCGCGTAAATGATTAATTTTTTCACTTCAATTTCTCCTCGATTTGCTTTTCAATTTGCACAATTTGATTTTTTGTTTTCTCTGACAAATTCCACCATTGAATGTGGATCAATCCAGACCTCAGCGACCCTGCCTGCTCGCGGGTCAGGGTAAGGGTGATCGGGGCACGCTCGACAATAAACACCCGCTTTGCCCAACTCTCACCGCTCAAAACAAGATTGGTACTGAAATACACGTTTTTCTTTGTGTCAAGAATAACCTCCTCCCCGTGGTCTTTTGTTGGCGGCAAAATGTCTTGTACTTTGTGCTGAGACTTAATGTTGTCATCACAAACCAAAAGCACATCACCGATCTTGATTTGCCCAATGGCAGAAACAGGGATAGGCTCAGGCGGCATCTGTTCGCTCACAGGCTCAGGCTTGTAAACCTTGTATGATTTGCCTGTCGTTATATCCAGAGCCATGCCAACAGGCTTCTTTTTATTGCTCACAGGTCAACCCCCTCGATCAAGAGGATTTGATCATCACGGTCAAACCACCTTTCGTAAATCTCATCCCCAAGAACAAGCTCATCACTGCTTTTATTGCACGCTCGCACAGCCACCCACCGCCCGACAATATCAGGCAGCTTTGCAGCCTCTCCCGCAGTCATCGGCGTGAACGTGGGGCGTGGCGGGATGTTGGTTTCGACAGTTATGCAATGATGCAATTCAGCCGCATACTCAAAACCATCAGCACCAACATAGGCAAGTTTATACACATCTCTCGTAGAGTTTTTGATATGCCCCCGAAGATAAAATTCTTTTCCCTCCTCAATCTCTTCAACACAAACAAACTCACCCCCCAAAGGCCCGCGCTTAACCACAGGCACCAAGGCCCCTCCCTCGATCCGGCAGGGCTTGCCGTTTACTGTTATCGTGTCTCCGTCTTTGTAGTCTGTCATCGCCCTATTCCTTTCCTCTGTAATCAGCAATAACTTTTCCTTCAGCGTTAAAATAAGCTGTGCGCCATTTTGGGTGGCAGTTGTGAGAAATTTTTCCCCACTTCTGTTGATTGGCAAAAACCACATCCAGATTTGCGCTGCCATTCATGCCTACGATTGTGCCAATATGGCCATCAACCTCAACCATCATGCCAATGCGGGCAAAGTCAATCCCACGGAGGCGGATCATGTCATCAATAAAGTGTTTTTCTTTCTTTGTCATCGTTCAAACTCTCCTTTTCTTCGCTGTACTAAGCCTGTGGGCTCTCAATCTCTACCACAACCCAAACCTTTTCAAACGTGTCATAAGCAACGCTGCCCGCGTCTCTCAGCTCCCAGAGCAGCTTATCTAAATAGTGCTGAGTCAGCCCCAGCTCTCTCGACAACATAGCCTTGCTCTTGCCGCCCCCGGCTTTGATGGTCTCGATTAATTGGGCAATGCGATCCTCTTTTTTCATGAGAGTGATCCGCTTGCCCTTGCGCCCGCGTCTTTTGTCCATTGCCAAGTCTGCCATTTCAGCCAGGTCTTTGATCTCCTTTTTGCGCTTGGCGTTGACTGCCTTTAGGTGTTTCTCTACCTCTGCTTTGCGGGCTTCGGACTCGCTTAAAACTGCTGCGAAACTCATGCAAACCTCCGGTATAACGTGTTGAATGTCTTCTTCATTTCTTCTTCGCTGTGCTGAGCCCGTTGGCTTTTAGTAGCCTTGTAATAACATCCATCGATGTTTTGTACTTTTTGGCAAGCTGCGGGCGGGTGAGCCCTTTTTTAATGTCTTTGCGAATGTCTGACAAGTAAGGCGTCAGCTTTTCAACTCCTGTTTTTCTTGCTGTGCTAATGTTATTTTTTCTTAAAAATCGACCCATTGTGCTAAGCGGAACGTTGTATTTTTTAGCAAGCCAAACATAGGTGTATCCTTTTTTACAATCTTGGCGAATGCTGGATATTTGTTGAAATAATCTTTCCTCGCAAGTAATTGGTTTTTTTATTTTTTGAGCAATACAATAATTCCGAACGGTCATCATGCTAATCGGAATGCCGTCTTTGTTTGAAATGGCAAACGCCGTTTCTTTGTAGTTTTTGCCGCTGGCGATCATTTTTTCAATCAGATCGTGATTGTCCCGACAGCGGTTCTGCCTGGTTGTTTTATACCCTTTCGTTTTGTAGTCTTTTCTTCTTCTTTCAAGCGATGCGTCTGCCTCTTGAGCGAGGGCAAACAGGGAATTCTTGCGGGCAAGCCTGACTGATTCGGCGTGGGCTTCCTGAGCCTTGCGCTTGTCTTCGGCCTCTTGCAGGATTTCAGCGTATAGGCTCATCAATTCCACCTCCCAACATTGCCAAGCCTGGTCTGAGCGTTCAGCAGCTCCCAGGCCTGCCAGGGCGGCAACATTCCTGACCCTGCCAGGGCAAAAGGGCGGGCCTTCATTTTCTTCAGAATCTCGGCCAGTAAAATCAGAATCAACAGCAACAGATATTCAGTGATCACGGCTTGATCTCCTTAATTCCTTGATACAAACTGAGGCAGGGCAACGGTCTTCTGGCTGGCCAAGAGGCTCGGCGGGGTGCGCAGCGGCGGGCGTTTAACCTGCGCTTGTCGGGGCTGTGGGCGGTCGCTCAGGGCTGCGACAACGGCAAAGGTTGCCAGGGCAAAGTTAATGATTTGCAGGGCTTCTATGCTCATTTTTGGGCCTCCAGCTCTTCGAGTAAGCGGATCGCGTTCTTGAGCTGCATGATTGAGTTGAACAGTTCAAGCGCTTGCTCCCCGTACAGGCGCCCAATGAGCTTGGGCAGGTTGAAAAAGGCGGGGGTCTGGCCATGCTTGGCCCGAATCGCCTTGAGCGTGTTGGCGTGCCACATTGGCCCGTTCAGGCTTGGCAGGCCGGTTAACTCCATGAACTCGGCGCAGCGGATAGCTAAACGCTCTTGGGCGTGTGTCAGTACCTTGGACTTGGGCGGCTTGGGTTTGATTGCGATCATGCGGACACCTCCACTTGAGCAGCTTCGGCGGCTGCGTCTTTGACAAACTGCTTTGCATAGTCCAGAAATCCGACTTGGCCAAGGCTCTTATCTTTGCCGTGCTTATCAACAAGACAGCACTTGTAGGTGCTTGGGTAAACCCAGATCCGCCCAACGACACGGCCTTTATAAAACAGCTCGTGCCCTTTCCAAATGAACTCGTTAAATTCTTGCTCAGCTTTAACAGCGCCTTCAACTTGTTCAAGAATGCTCAGCACGTCATCGACAAGCCCCGAAGGGCAGACGGCCAAGAGATTGTGAGCGTGGGCGTGGATTTTCTTTGCTTGCTCGATTGTAAACATTATGCGGCACCCCCTGAGCGGCTTGCTTCAAATTCGGCAGAGATTGCGAGGTTACGCTCTCTCTCAACCTCGCGGGCAGTTTCGCCAACGTGAGCCCGGAGATCAGCGGCCTGGGTGGCTGTGATTGAGCCCCATTTGATTCCGCGATTCTTGAGCAGCACAGCAAAGCCGTCGCGGGCCATGCCGATCTGCTGAACTTTGGCCAGGATTTCATTCTTGACCATTTCAGAAGCCAGTTCGACCACTTCAGCCTCTTCGACAGTCTCAACAGGCGCAGCGATTGCCACGGGCGCGGGCTCTGCTTCGATATGCACCCGCTCTTGAGTGTCTGCGGGCATGTCTTGGGCCTCTTCGGCTGTAATGATACCGTTTAGCACGTCTGCGAACACGTCACGCAGGGCAAAGCCACGGGCTCGCATTTGTAACATGCGCTGTGGATACTGCGACCAGGGGCCTTGCTTGTTCAGCAGCCCTGCCCGCTTGGCTTCCAATTCGCTAAACGTGCGTGTTTGTTCGGGCTCACCTTTGCGCTTGACGGTGCATTTTGCTACACCGTTCTCAACGCTCTCATTGCAGTATTCAAGCAGGCCAGAGGCGCGAACCAGGGCGATTGCGGCATCACCCCAAATTGACGGCCGACCGTTAATGATTGAGATATTGCGCAGGGCTTGAATGGGATTGAGTCCGACTTCATAGCCCCACTGGATTGCCACCACAATGTTCTCAGGCTTGTTGCGGTAGTCCTTGGGCATCATCTCTGACTTGCTGATCATCTTGGCGTATTCCATAACCTCACTGAGGCTTTGGGGTCTGATTGCGGGTAAGTTGCTCATTTGTATAGCGCTCCTGAAAAGTTTAATAAATCGTCATAATCGGCCTGTTGGTCTGCGAGTTCAGCCACGAGATCATCCATCGGCTGAGTTTCATCGGGCTCAGGCTTTGCCCAATAGTCGGGGTGTTCGAGATAGTCGGCGGGATGGGTCAGGGGTTGACCGAAAGCGGGGGTGTGGAATACGATAGGATACAGCATGTTATACACCCCCTTAAGCGAATCGAGCAAACAGCTCTTCGGCTGTCGGCTCAGCAACGGCGGGCGCGATTCCGTGCTGCTGAACATGGATCATGTGCTTGCACGCGGGCTGGCCTGCGAAGTCGAGCCAGGAGCCGCCACGGTTGACCTCGTCGGGGCAGCTGCAAGCCCATTCAGAGGTGTGGTACTTCAGGCAGGCTTCGGGGGTTGTTTCGGGCGCTTGGCCGGGGACGCGGATTTTGATCTGCCCGTAGAACTCTTGGGCAAATTTGAGAGCTTCGGCCTGGGTCGTGAAAAAATCGTGAGCTTGACCGGATGTAGTGTGAGCGACGACGCAGAACGTGCCGTCTTTGGCGGGCTTGACGTCGATGAGCATTCGGGGCCTCTTTCTTGGTTGGTTAGACCTGATTGGTTATTGGTATACTATAAATATACCACAAACAAAAACAAAGTCAACACCCATTTGACAAATAAGAATATTTAAAATATACTTTATCTCAGAGGTCACAATTTTATGATTTTGTTTGATGTTAAAATCGAAGATATGAGACGCACATTTGCCGACGTGCTTCCTGACGACCTAAAAGATCTGCGCGCAAGATCTGGGCTATCCCAGGCTCAAGTAGCAGAAAAATTGGGCGTTTCAGTGATCAGCATTAAAAAATATGAATCCGGTGACATTGCCCCATCTATTGAGGTTTTAACAAAAATGTCTGAGCTTTATGATGTTGATTTTTTAATCAGCTATAAAGCAAAGCACCCTCTTGTTCAAAAAAAAATTGACGAAGAGGCTTAATATGAGACTTGGCATAATAAACAATGATTTGGCTGTATTTGAAGAGGACGAAACGGGATTTTGGGCGACTATTTTAAACCCAGAAGACGTTGCTGTTTTGAAAGAATATATAAACATTGTTGAAAATGCCCAAAACACTTCTTATGAATTAAAAAAGCCAGAAAAAATCTCTAAAAAAAGCTATGTTTATTTCATTCAAAGTGATGATTTTGTAAAAATCGGATTTACTACAAACATAGAAAGCCGATTGGCAAGCCTTCAAACATCAATACCAAATAATTTACAATTGCTTGGCGTTATGTTTGGGTCTGTCTCAGACGAAAAAATGCTTCATTCTAAATTTTCTGATTTTAGGGTCAGGAACAATGGAGAATGGTTTTGTCTGAATGAAGAAATCATGGGTTTCATAAAAGAAAATTGCAAACCAGACGTTAAAAGCCTTAGAGATTAAATCCCTAAGGCTCCAAACAAACCAAGGCGACCAAGCCGAGGTTCTTCTATCCTATCACAGTGACCTGCTACAGGGCGACCTGAGAGCGGTGAACATTGACAATCAGCGCAGGGCAAATGGGCAAACAATGCCCTGCGTGCTATTGCTGCATGACGGCAACACAGAGGGCTAGACAGCTCTCTCTGCTGCGGTGAGCGGCTAACTTCTCAGTGCCCAGTGCTAGCTGGGTTTTTTTCCGGCATGTAGCTCAGTGGTAGAGCGCCTGTAATGTTCTCAGGGGGACGTTGGTTCGATTCCAAACCTTGCCGACTGCTCAGAAATGAGCAAATAAATCACCCGTCATGAAAGGCGGGGTGGCTTATTGCATTAAGAAAGAAAGTACTGCCAGGGCTTCGGCCCTGGTTTTTTTCTGTTTTCCACACTGAGAGCCTGTGAACAAATCAAATGCGTTCAGAGTTATATCGGGCTCTCACTGCGGCAAATAGCCGACATTACAGAATAGGAGCTGCTTGTCTTTCACAACATCAACAGCAACGCCGGGTGCCAATGGCCCGGTTTTTTCTTTGCCCTCTCAGACCTGGGCGTCGCTCATGCGCTCAGATCTAAGGCGGCAGGCAAAAAAAAGAGGCGTCACGCGTGGTAACACCCCAAGTTAGCAAAATCAGCATACCACGCTGATGCCTTTCAATCAGGGTCGGGGTAGCTCCCCGGCCCGGCCTTCTGGCTCAAACAAACAACGATTGAAAGGTATTTATATGAATTTCAAACAGTATCGAATCGACCGCAATCTGACCCAAGACCAAGCGGCAGACCTGATCGGCATGTCTGGCTCGTATTGGTCAACGCTCGAAGCAGGGCAGCAGCCAGAGGCCAAAGCAAAGGCGTTTGCCCGCGTCTTGAAGTATCTCGATCATCCCAATATCGACAAGCCGCTGACGGCAAAAAGCATGCACGTTCTGATTTATGGCCTCAATTACAAAGACGCCTCTGCCCTGATTGGCGCGGGTGACAGCACTTGGTCAAGTTTGGCGAATGGCCACCTGCAAGCCAAGCGCCGCTGGGTTCGCTCAGTCAATGCCCTGCTGATTGAATTGGCCGATGGAGTTAAGCCTGATTTAGATTTGACCCCTGGCGGTGATATTGAAATCATTCAGCCGGCCATTTTGACACCTGAGCCCGAAGCGCCCATGGTAGAGGAAGAGATCAGAGATCAAGCTCTAATACCTTTTTCTTATGGCTCTCAGGCCGTGCGCTGCAAAATGGTAAATAATGATCCTTGGTGGGTCCTGCGTGATGTCTGCGCGGCGATTGGCTATGCTCACCCAGAAAATGCACTTTCCCTTATAGATGCAGAGGATCTGTTAAAATTACAGACCCTTACCTCTGGTGGCCCTCAGATGTTGCTTTATGTGAGTGAGTCGGGTTTGTATCAGTTCTTGGCGCGGGTCCAGGTCGAATCCGCCAGGCCTTTTCAGCGCTGGCTATTTAAAGAGGTCCTGCCCGCAATCCGCAAAACCGGAGGCTACCAGGCACAGCCACAGATAACAGCGGACCCGCTCTCTCAGGCGATCATGATTGGCCAGGCCCTGCAAACTTTCGGCAAAGAGATCCAGGCAATGCAGGCCCGCGAATTGGTTCAACAGCAGAAGATCGCCAACCTTGAGCAGTCGTTTCAACAGGTCAAGTATTTGGAGATCGCCAAGACCGATCGCTCTGAAGTTCTGGAGATCCTGCAAACTGAACTGGTGGAGCAGAAAGCCAAAGACCGGATCGAGCAGCTAAACCACTACAGGCAGCGCAAAGAGCTTGAAAAGCGCGTTTCTGACGTTGCCTGGTTGGCCGTAAAGGCTCACGGCGGTGATCATGGCGACATTATCAAAGAGACAAACAAGCGCATTAAAATGGCTATCCGTGGCGCTCATGGGTACGCAATTGGCCGGGAGCGGTATCAAGATCAGGATTTCATTCTGGCTTATCAAGTGGTCGCCATGATTGAAAAAGAGATCGGCGACTTTCCCCGGCAGGGTGAGATTGATTTCGGCAAGGACAAGTAAAGCCCAGGCCGTGCTATACTTAAGTCATGGCCTGATTTCGGGCCGTGACTCATTAAAAATATCAGCACTTTGCTTTTTCAAAAAAAGCGGGTGCTTTCTTTTTGCGCTGACTCTGAAATCAATTTGAGCCAAGTCGCTGATTTTGATTTGAGCGTCATAAGATGGGATCGCCCGGCCAGACTCCCAACTCTTTATAAGATCATGACTAAAGCCCAGCGCTTTAGCGAACTCTTTGGCCGACATGTTCAACTCAGCAGTTCTAATCTCGCGCAGATCTTCTGGGGTTAAGTCATAACTCACGATCTTCATTCTCCAAGCATATCAAAAGTATTTAATTCAATCTGTGATACCAATCAGTGTAATATAATTACCCTGCAAATATCAATATTGTATTGATTTGTTGGGGTAAAATAGAGTAAGATAATTACACCGCGATATTTTTAAGGAGTCGAAAAGATGAAAAAGTCCCGCGCTCTTATTGACCGAAATCCAATGGCTATTGATAAAGATTTAGCCAATGTTTTCGGCCTTGACCTTGCAGCGCTTTTGCAGCACGTCCACTTCTCGATCACTGAGAAAGAGTCAAACCCCAGAAAGTACTTTAACAGCTATAAAAACGGCTTTTTCTGGTACTACGACACCAAGAAATCAATCTCTGAGCAGATGCCGTTCTTGGGCGCACCACGCACGATTCAGCGCCTTATTTCAAAGGGCCAAGAAATGCTGGTATTGATTGTCGAAGAGTTTAACGCTTTGCCCGGTGACAATACCAATTGGTTCAGAATTGATCACACCAAACTTGATGAAATCATGCAGGAATATTATTCAAAAAAGTATCCTGAGATGGCAGATTTTTATGCTCAAGCTGATCAAGAAGAAGAAGCTACCCCAAGACAAATTGGCTCCACCCCCAAGACATTTTGTCCTGGCCCCCAAGACAAAATGTCTCTACCCCCAAGACAAATTGGCTCGACCAATACCATAGACTTCTCAGAGAATTCTCATAGAAAAGATCTTAATACCCCCTTTAATCCCCCAACGGGGGAAACGAGTGAGATCAAACAAATTTCTTTGCTGCCTGTTTTGGTGGAACCAAAGACTGTTACCCCAAAAACAAAAAAAGTCGCCAAAGATTACACGCCTGACTTTGAGCGCTTCTGGGATCTTTACCCAGAGAAAGAATCAAAGGCCGGGGCTTTTGCTGCCTGGAAAAAGCTCAATCCCAATCAAGACCTGCAAGACACGATCCTCAAAGACGTTGCTTTACGAATTGAGAACGATTCTCGCTGGATTGGTGGGTTTATCCCATACGCAGCCAAATATCTCAAAGAGTACCGCTGGGAAAGCCCGATTAAACAGGCTCGGCAACACTCAAAACCAATGTCGAAAATTGAACGAAGTTTAGCAATTCTGGAGGCTTATTAACCATGGCAAGCAAAGAAACAATCAAGGACATGCTCAAAAGATTCTGTTTGGTGTTTGATATGGAGCTTACACCCATGCTTATCGAAACCTGGGAGCTGGCCTTAAGTGAAATCTCCGACGAAGTGATCCAGCACGCAACGGTGCATTTTATCAAAACCTGGGGCAGCAACTACAACCGCAAACCACGGCCCGGTGACGTGTTCGAGTATCAGAAAGAACTCTTTGAGCAGCAGAAACAAGAGCGCCAACTAGCCTGGGCACAGAAGCAACTTGCCATTGCTGACGAGCGTGAGCGCACTTTTCAAGAGCGCATGAAAGCCCACAGAGATTGGCTGCAAAGCCTGAGCCCTGAGCAGCTTGAAGCCTACTATAAGCGCAAGCAAGAAGCGGTTGAGTTTGAAAAAGCCAAGCGGAAAAAGCTGACAGAAGAAACCCGGTTAAAGCTGATTGAGTCATTTGACCGTGGCTCCAAATGGACTCTGAGCAAATTCAACAATCTGGAGGGCGTCTAAAATGCAGCACATTCAAGAAATCATTAAAAAAGTTATCGCTCCCACAAACCACATTCGGCCAGAGCAAGTCGTCCAAATGACAATGGAGCAGGTTGAAAGCCTGACGCCTGAGCAGCAGCTACACTGGGCCAGGGCCTTCAAAGACTACAAGCCAGAGTCAACCAGCACAAGCCAAAGCAGCCAAGAGAAAACCTTCAAATGCCCGTATTGTCTTGATACCACCTATATCTCAATCAAGCCGCTCTGGGAAGTCGTCAAAGGCTCAATCGAGCAGATCACTTGGGACGAAGCCCGCGACTGCCTAAACAACAATCACCGCAACACTTGGCGCATTCCCTGCGACTGCCACCTTGGCCACATTCAAGGCAACGAGAAAGACCCCGCCAAAATGCCCGCTTTGCCAGTTAAGCGCTTTTCTGAGCGTGTCGGTGAGCCCGTCTCTTATCGTTTGGGCCAAATGTTCTTGGAACTTCGCAAGCAGCGCGAGGCTGAAAAGGGGGAGAAGGTGACGGTCAATGAGGCGTTTAAGGGGGATCAGTATTTCTAATGTCAAGCCAATACTTTCTCTTCGAGCACCGCCACTGCGGCCACACATGGCACGGACTGCATGAGCGCAGCCGTTGCCGTTCCTGCGGGGATTGGTCGCTGGCCTGGTGCAAAGCCCTGGTGAGCGGGCCTGAGAGCGCCGAGAGTTTTAGAGCGAAATTTAGAGAGGTGCTGAAACGTGGGTAAAGAATCAAATATTGAATGGACAGACGCAACCTGGAACCCGGTTCGGGGCTGCACAAAGATCAGCCCCGGGTGTAAAAACTGCTATGCCGAAACATTTGCGGAGCGTTGGCGTGGTATTCCTGGACACCCGTTTGAACAGGGCTTTGATCTTAAGTTGGTTCCTCACAAGTTGAATGAGCCTAAAAAGTGGAAAGAGCCCAAGAAGATCTTTGTCAATTCCATGAGCGATCTTTTTCACAAAGACATCCCGTTTGAGTACATTCAGCAGGTCTTTGAGGTTATGCGCGAAACACCCCGCCATACCTATCAAGTCCTGACCAAGCGCCCTGAAATCATGCGCCAATTCTGCCAGGAATTTTACCCTGAGCCCCTGCCTAATGTTTGGCTTGGCACAAGCGTTGAAAATTCAACCTATGTTTTGCGGGCAGACTGCCTGAAAGATGTGCCGGCTGCTGTCCGTTTTCTCTCAATTGAGCCTTTGCTTGGAGAGATTGATTTCATTTATCTTAAAGGAATTGATTGGGTGATCGTGGGCGGTGAGTCAGGGCCGAAAGCGCGGCCAATGCACCCTGATTGGGCTAGAAAGATTCGCGACCTTTGTGTTGAGTCAGGCACGGCGTTTTTCTTCAAGCAGTGGGGAGAATTTGAGACAGGACCAAGTGATGCCGAATACCTTTATTTTCGTGTTGGGAAAAAGAAAGCGGGCCGTTTGCTTGATGGGCGTGAGTGGAATGAGATGCCAGTAAAAAAAGAGGAGATTTTGAGCAATGTCTGAGTTTATCGAGAGCGTATTTAGCCGAGTTCTGCGCGTGTCAGACGAGATCCGCAACCAGGCCCCAACAGGCCCAACATTCGAAGATTGGCGCAAAGCCCGCAAAGAAGAGCTGAGCCAAAGCCTCAGAGCCCTGCGGCAAATGGCACAGGCTGAGAGTCGGAAAGGCGGGTTCGGGTATGCTCATTGAAATTTGTTCACGCAAAGAAGCCCCGGTAAAAGTTGAGCGCAATCCGGGCTGTAATGCGATCTCAATTGTGGATTGTGGCCATGAGCACCCATTTTTGCCAGAAATCCAAGACAGGATTGATCTCAAGTTTGACGACATTGCTTTTGAGCATGACATGGGGCCTGCTGCTTGGCACATAGCTAAAATTATCCGCTTTGCTCGGCGCATTGATGAGCGCCCGCTGATTGTCCACTGCAAAGCCGGTATCTCTCGCTCTGCTGCTGCCGCCTTTATAGTTTACGCAGTCAAGTTCGGCCCCGAAACAATCCGCGATCACTTTCGCCCCAAGCTCGGCCTGATTCACCCCAATGCTGAGATGCTGCGCTTGGCTGATGCCATGCTCAAACTTGACGGGGCCTTGATTGCTGCCGGTGATCATTTCAGGAATTGGGATCTGTTGGTTGAGTTTGAAAAGACCAAAAATCGTGAGGTGCAAATCTGATGCTTTATAAACACGCCCCGTTCAAAACCTGCGTCTTGTGCGGTAGCTCAATTGAAGAGGCCAAACTGCACCGCCAATTCATTGTTGACCTGCTGCAATTGATACCAAGCCTTACGCACGAAGCGGTGGCCGTCGATCTGCTGCGTGGCGCTGTCTGTCGTGAGACGATCACCCGCATTTTCAGCCCTGCAAAATACCCGATCTCGCAATGGTTCAGCAGTTCAGCGACGATCAACGTGGTTGCCTCGATTGTCCTGCGGCCAAAGATCAGAATCAGCAGCGGCAGAGGTGGCCGGGCTTGGTGGCTCACGGACGGGCAGAGAGACAAGATCCTCGGCTTGCTGCACGAGTACGGCGTGGGCTGTGCTTCGGGTGAGTGCTGCGGACTGGTTAAGCGGGCAGAAGAAAGACGGTTGGTTGCAGTTTGAGAGCAGAGCAAAGCCCCCGGAATAACCGGGGGCTTTTTCTTTGTTATCGTCACTTACAAGCTGTTTAGCGTTCAGTGATTACATTATTATCGCGACTGTTCATTTGTTATTGTCTCACTTTTCCCAAACAAAAGCAACCCAAAAAGAGGCCCTCCGCTTTGAGCTTCTGCGAGAGGCTTGGAGGGGCTGTGCTTTTATTTTACCCCACACGGTTAAACTTAGGTTAAATAAATGCCCGTTTTGCGACATTTTGCACGGCGAAGCAAAAAAGCAGCGTGCGATCATTGGTGATAGGCAGCACTGACACAGTGAGAGCGCGGGTTGTGGGCGCTGCTTTAGGATCAATAACACGCATTTGTGATCGTGTACAAAAGTTTAAATAAGGATGATTAAGAAGTGATGGCAAATACTGAAATTTTGAAAGAATATCACACATATCTTCAGCAAAATAAGAAAAGCAAAAACACGGTTATTTCTTATTTCTCAAACGTGCAGCGGTTCATTGATTTTGTTGATGTTGATATCTCTGAGATTTCAGATGCCCATGTTCAGAAATATTTTGAAGAAAAGAAAAGCCTGAGCCCAGCCAGCAAGCAGATTATAAAATCAGCCATTTATGATTTCTCAAGGTTTACCGGAATTGAATTATCAAAGATTCAGGGCTTGCCCGCAGTAAGGCGTGCCGTCTCTCTGATTCCAAGTGAAAGTGATTTTAAAAAAATACTTTTCTATGCTTCTCAAAAGCCTGGATTTGAAGGGCTTAGAAACAAAACGATTTTATCGTTAATGTACCATACTGGTCTGAGAATTGAAGAAACCCAGGTTTTAGACCTTGATTACATTGATCTTGATGAAAGAAATGTTTATGTTGTCGGGAAGGGCTCAAAAAGAAGAGTTATCCCAATAAACGACACTTTACACGATATCCTTTGCGCTTACATTGACGCACGTCTTTCAATTAAAACGCCGACAAATGCTCTTTTTCTGTCTTACGGCAAAAACCACAGATTTGCTCCGTTTTCTTATGGCGGGTTCAGGCAGGCAATTAAAAACTGTTTTGTTGTTGCTGGATATGGCCATCTTGAGCCCTACAGCTTAAGACATGCGTTTTGCACAAGACTTATCAAGTCAGGCATTGATTTAACTCTTGCCGCCTCATTAATGGGCCATTCTGACGTTGCTACGATTTTCCATTATTATGTTCCAGACAACCTCGACGGGCGCGAAGCAGTAAGGGCCCTTAACTTTTAATGTCTAACCCAGAACTCACGCACCCACAGCACGACGAATTGCGCGCAATCCTCGCAGACCTCAGGGATCAGCGCGTAGAGCGGTTAGAGGCAGACGTGCAGAGGCAGGCGCAGGTTATTAAGGCTTTGCAAGACAGAACCACCAGAGCCGAGGCTTTGGTTAATGCTGACGTGTTTGAGTTGCAGGTATTGGTTGAACACAAAGACGCCCATATCCGCAACCAGGCCCTGATAATTGCCTCTCTGCGCAGTCAGAACAATGCCCTCAAAGCAGGGCGAAACGTGGCGCAGGAATGGCACGATGAGCCGGGCACAGAGAGAGAGGATCTGCCGTGAGCGACATAGACGGAGTAAACAGCTTTTGGATTCAGGCCCGCGCAGAATGGGAGTCTGAAAAGGCGAGGCTTGAAAAAGAGCTTTCAGAATACAAGCTCTTGAGGGCTCACGATTTGCAGACGATTGGCCAACTCAGAGAAGAAAACCACGTAATCAGACATGGGAATGTGCTGAACGCTGAATTAGAGGCCACACATGCCCAATTGATTGCCTCTCAGCAAAACCTTCGGCGGCTCAAAGAGCAGGCTCAAGAGTGGGAAGAGGCCTGGAAAAAACAGGCAGACGAAAGCGCAAGGCTGAAGGCTGCGATCACTCAGATGATCACCTATCTGAGCGGGGATAACTTCCGCTCTCAGCAAATGGCGCACGCAAAGAGCGTTGGTGAAAAGGCTTTGAAAGGGCGGTTTGGGCTGTGAGCGAGCAAATTGCAGTTCCCGGCGTGTTTCGGTATCACAAAACTATTGAATTTAATTTATTCAGTGTAGATGTGTTTATCCCGCGCAAGCGCCGCGCCAACTTCAAGCCCCACATGCGGCGCAGGCTCAAGGCGATTAGCCGTGGACGGTAAAGATCTTCAGCGGGTCAGATCCACACTCGATCTCAGTCAGCGTCAAATGGGCGCAGTCATTGGCTATAGCAAGTCGTTTGTTAAAATGCTCGAAACAGGCAAGCGCACACCACCCCCCGGCTTTGGCGTTCACGTTGCAAAGAAAATAAGACAATGGGCCGCAGATGTGACCAATACGGTCACAAATGAAGCTGAAAAGATTGAAAGTCAAGAGGAAAGCGGGAATAATTAGATTATCGTGCAAAGTTGTCTACAGAAGCAGGCAAAGAGATTGACTCGAAAAACAACCCGAAACAAGCTGACTCTGATCAGAAAGATTCGGGATAATTCGCCCCCGCCAATAGACCTGCGCGAGTTAAAATCGCTGATCGCTCAGCTATTCCACTCAGACCCCCGCGTCCTGGCTCAACTCGATAGAATTGACCTGACGGGCATGGGTTACGAGAAGTCCACGTCAGTCAGAACCAAACCCAACCCAACCACAGGACAGAACCTATCGGAGTGTCTGGGGTGGTCGGATTTGGAGCAGATTGTCAGCTCACTGGAAAAAGCAGAGATTTATTGCCTCGGATGCTGGGTTAAACAGCCCATTTGGGACATAAAAGATCTGGGGCTTGATCTCAAAGCGCTGTCAGATCATCAGCGGCGAATCAGGGCCGAAGAGTTTGCCCTTTTGGCCCTGCCTTTTGCCTCAAAAGACCGCATAACTGATGCGATCAAAGCACTCATTAAAAAAATTTACCCTTACTTTTAGGAGCCCCGACAATGGCAACCAAAGAAAAAGCTGAAGCACCTACCGCCGAGGCTCCCAAATTTACCTCAGTAAAGCCACACGGCTGGACTGATGCCCGCTCAGCTTTGATGGCAGTTCAAGAGGAAGGCAAAAAGCTCAGCAAAGAAGAGGCTCAAAAGCTGATTCAGGCTGGAATTGATGCTGCAACCGCTTACTTGAACCCCAACGGGATCGCTCTGGGCAAAGAGCACAACAGCGTGCCCGAAGTGGCCAACTGCCGCGCATTTCTCAAAGAGTGCCGCGATGCAATGAAAAAGCTGAAATAAAGCCGCATGGCCGCGCCAAAGAAGCCGAAACCCAAAAGAACGGTCGGCAGGCCAAAAAAGATAATTGACTGGTCAGAGGTTGATGAGCTTTTAGAGGCTCAGCTTGACGGGACAGAAATAGCCGAAATGCTCGGAATCTCCGCAATGACTCTTTATAGAGCTTGCGAGTCTGAGCATAAAGTCAATTTTGATGCCTACTCACAGCAAAAACGCGCAAAGGGCACCGCTCACGCTAAAAAGACCTTTTATCACGAGGCTTTTAAGAGCTTTGATATTGAGCCCAAAGACAAGACCACAAAACAGATCTTTTGGCTTAAAAATAACGCGGGCTGGACAGACAAAAAAGAGGTCAAGCAAGACCTCACAGCTACAGTAATCAAAGAGGTCGTACAGGTTGAACTCCCCTCAAATCAACCTGACGAGGATACGCCCAAACCCTGGCAGGCAGACCCAATTCCTGGCGAATAAAGCGCAGATTTGCATTTATGGCGGGGCTGCTGGCGGCGGCAAATCTCACGCGCTTTTGCTTGAGGCGATCCGTAATTTTAAGGTTCCCGGTGCCAATGCGATCTACTTTCGCCGCGAGATGCCGCATATCAAAGGTGTTGGCGGTGTTTGGGATAAGTCAAAGCTGATTTATCCGCTGATTGACGGCAAAGACAACAACTCGGAATATTACTGGACGTGGCCAACGCCTTATAAAGTCCAGTTTGCTGGACTTCAGTTTGAAGAAACCAAATATGATCACCAATCGAAAGAATATACCTGTATTCTCTGGGACGAGGTCACTCAGTTTACCGAAGGCCAGTTTTTCTTTCTCAATGGCCGATTGCGCACAGTCAGCGGTGCCCGAACCTACTCACGCGGGGCCTGCAATCCAGACCCCGACAGTTTTGTTAAAAAGCTGATCTTGCCCTGGCTTGATGAGGAAACTCGCTTTCCTGTTCTCAGCAGAGCGGGTGAGATTTATTACATGATCAGAGAGACGCAATCGGACGAATATGTCTGGTGGCACTTGAACCCCAAAGAGTTTCAGCGGCTTTACGACAAGAACCGCAAAGACAATGATCGCTATGAGCCTTTCAGCGTCTCTTTTATACCCGCCTCAATTGATGATAACCCCCACCTACCTGATTACAAAACAGAACTGCAAAACCTGCCGTTTATCGAGCGGCAAAGGATGCTTTACGGCGACTGGTTAATCAAGCCGAGCGCTGGCAACATGTTCAAGCGTGATTGGTTCCGCATATCTCACAGGCTCCCAAGAGAGCAGGATTGGGCAGAACTGGTCAGGTATTGGGATTTGGCAGCAACTGAAGAGATTCAGATTGATGGCAGGCCCAAAAACGACCCGGATTATACCGCGGGCGTTCTGATGCTCAAGACCAAACAGAATCAGTTTTTCATTCTCGATCTTGTCCACTTCCGAGGCTCCCCGCTTGAGGTTGAGCAGCGCATACAATCCACCGCAGAGGCAGACCGGGCCGAATATGGCCGCGTGTTCACCCGAATCGAAGCCGACCCAGGGCAAGCGGGCAAATCACAAGTGGCCTATTTCACCCGCCTTTTAGCAGGCCACAGGGCCAAAGGCGAAAGCACCGACCGCAAGAGCAAGCTCAAACGAGCCGAGCCCATGAGTTCTGGTGTGGAAACAGGTAATGTCATGGTCATGCAGGCCCCGTGGACTGACAAGCTGATCAATGAGCTTGTTGCTTTTCCATCCAAAGGCGTTCACGACGATATTGTAGACGCCTGCTCTGGAGCCTTTAAGGTTCTCACCGAATTTAAACCATCATCATTCGCCCGAGGCTAAATTGAACTTTATTCAAGGCATCAAAGCCAAATTCGACAGCTTTAAAAACCGGATCACTGGATACGGCACAGAGCGCGATCATGGCGTCCAGACAAAGTGGGAATTAAACGGGCAAAAGCTATCAAAAGCGGTGCTGGATGATTTTTACGCCACTCATGAACTTGCTTGGAAGATCGTCGACACAGGCCCCACCTACGGCCTGCGCAACTGGATTTCTTTCCCAAAGGTTGAAGATGAGGGCCAAAAGGCAAAGATTAATCAGATCATCAAAGATTCTGGCTTCCGGCCTGCTCTCAAGCGGGCTCTAAAGCTAAATGCCTGCTATGGCGCGTTGCTGTATGTCATTTTAGACGATGGCATGGAGCAAGATAAGCCGGTCGAATTTGACCGAATCAGGGCAATCAAATCTGTTGAGGTGATAGAGCGGGGCTACATCTCTCCCAAATACATCGGGCGCTCTCTGCGTCACGAAGTATACCGAATCGACCAAGACAACCTTGATCCCGTCTATGTCCACAAATCGCGCCTGATTCGCATCCCTGGCGCTGAAGCCTCATCAGACTGGCTGTTGATGAATGACGGATGGCCACCAAGCAAATTGGAGCGGGCCTTTGAGCCGCTTAAAGATCTCAGTTCTGCTTATGGCCTGCTTCCGAATATCGTCAAAGACATAATCAGAGACGTGGTTAAGCTGCAGGGCCTAAACGAGCTTTCTATCAACGATTGCGCCGAAGATCAAAAGGCTTTCAATGATCGCATGGACGCCATGTTTCTGGCTCAAAGCCTGATCAATAAGCTGGTTTTGGATAAAGAAGATGAGTATCAGCGCCAAACCACCAATATCACAGGCGTTTCTGACGTTATCCGGCTTTTAGAGCGCAGAGTGGTTGCCGTTTCTGGCCAGCCTCACAGCTATTTACTCGGAGAGTCCCCAGGCGGCGGCATTGGCCAAGGCAAAGGCGAAAGCCAAGACCGAGACCTCAACAAATACGTTGAGTGCTACCAAGAAGACGAAATCCGCCAACCAATTGAGAAACTGCTCAATTTCGTTGAGCCCCTAGTTAATGAGCCTGAGCTTGAGTTTATCTTTAATCCGGTCAGCAGCCAGACCTCAGAACAACAGGCTTACATCCTTGAAAAGGTTGCCAACGCAGCCGAAAAGCTCACAGGCAAAAAGGCTGTGCTGACTCAATCAGAAGCCGCCACCTTCTTTGAAGGCAATCAAATCCGGCTCATTCCAACGCTGGATCTTGAATCCCGCGAAAAGTACAAATCTTTGAATGAAGAGCAGATTGAATACTTGCTCAAACCAACAGAACAACAGGAGATGCCCACCAATGACAGCGAAGAAAGCGACCCCGAAAGCGGAAGCACAGCCCCAGGAACAAGCTCAGACCCAGGAGACGAATCAGGAGACGATGAGCCCGCCTGATCTCGGCTATGCGGCCAAAGAACTGGCAGACATGGGCTTTAAATACAAGTATGCCCGCTCAAAAGGTCAGCCAGCAGATCTTGAGCCAATCATCAAAGCTCATGAAGTTTATTTGAATGCAGTCAGCAAAGGCGCGCACGCTCCTGATTCTGATGTCGCATTCGTCAAGCGTCACCTTAAACACCTTAAGTCCCTCTAACTCTCACTAAAAACAGGCTTTTATGAATACCGAAACGCGTACCGCGCTTTGTCGGATGGATTCGGCATGGCGAAAAGATGCTGATACCGGCTATTTAGACGCGGAAGTATACCCCACAAAAGCGGGCGTGTTTCTGTATCTAAACAAAGACGGAACCACCCGCCGAGAGTTGCGGCCAAAAGAGCTGATCCATGACGCTGAAATCAGGGCAAGCCTTGAAAACCAGCCGCATACCAACTCTCACCCACCCGGCCTGCTCAACAGTAGAAACACAAAGCAGTACCAGACCGGCGTGGTTTACGGCAAACACGACATTGCCCCCGATGGCATCCACACCAGGGCCAGAGTCCGGGTATATGACGAGGCCGCAATCAGAGACATCGAGAGCGGAAAAGAACAGGTCTCATGCGGTTATACCTGCCGCATTGATAACACACCCGGCGTACACCCCGAATTTGGGCCATACGACGCCATTCAAACTAAGCCATTCAAATATAACCACCTTGCATCAGAATGGCGCGGGCGGGCCGGTGCAGGCGCTGCAATCAAGCGCGATTCAGACGAGCCAGAGTACCGCTTTGACGCGGTTGAAATTGACCCCGCAGATATTCAAACACAAAAACAAGATCACAAACAGGAGAAGCCCAAAATGGCACAGATCCGCATTGATGGCCGTGACATCGAAGTCAGTGAAGCCGCTGAAATTGCCCTGACAAGCAAATTCAAAGCAGACGCCGAAGCGATTGATACAGCCCAAAAACAGGCAGAAACCGAAAAAGCCCGCGCTGACAAAGCTCAGGCCCAATTGGATGAAGCCGCAGAAAAAATTAAAGGCCTGGAAGCGATTGACCATGATGCCCGCATCGACGCGGCTATTGATTTCCGTGACCAGCTCAAGCCTATTTTGGGCAAAGATTATGTCTTCAAAGGCAAATCTGAACTCCAAGTTAAAAAAGACGTGATCGCCAAGCTGCGCCCAGAAGCAAAGCTCGACGGCCAATCCGAGGCATACATTCAGGCCCGCCTTGATTCTGCTCTCGAAGACTACCGCGCCAGCAAACAAGACGGAACCGACGTCCTTGACGCTCTCGACAAAGCCCCCAACCAAAGCGCTGGCTGGGCTTCTAATTACGATCTGATTGACTAAGAAAGGTAAAAATTAAAATGGCTCAAACAAGCTATAGCTCAAGCCTGAACGCCCTCACGGAAGGTCAGATCGTTTCTGATCGGTTCAATTCCAAAATTGTCTCTAAACAGGTAGACGACTCCAACGGTATCAGATTTGGCCGGTTCGTTGGCGCAACTGATGCCGCCGAAGAACTGGTAAGCAATCTCTATTCCAATCAGGCCACCATTGTCCTGGCTGGCGATTTGATTACATCAAACAGCGTTGCTTGCTCAATCGTTGTTAATGGCGTAACCACTGCTTTGACTGCAACAGTCTTTAGCAGCGACCATGCAACAACCATGGGCTTGATCAAAGACAAATTGGAAGCCGTTTCCGGTGTGTTGTCAGCAACTGTGGGAGGCGCAAGCGATCGCACGATCACAATCCTGGCAGACCCTGAAACCGACATTTATGTCTCTGTTTTCACTGTCACATTGGGCGGCTCTCAAACCACCGCAACCATGGCCAACACCTGCACCCTGACCATTCTCGGCCCCAGCGTTCAGGAAGAGTTGGCCCCCGATCAAGATGGGATCACCAAGTTTGAAGACACTGAAGCGGTCGGAGCAATGCGCAAGGGCAATATTGCAATCCAGGCTGATGGCACTATCGCAGTGAGCGGCACCGTTTACGTCCGTTTCTACGAAGAGTCTGCCTCCAACAAAAAGCGCGGGATGCTCAGCACCGCTGCTGGTTCTGCCCCGGTTAAAGCGATTGCTCTCACCGCTGGCACTTACAAAGTCGAACAAGCAATGAGCTCGGGCGCTTTGGGCGTTCTGGCTCTCAATAACGTTTAGGAAGGTTTCTGATCAATGTCATCCACCAATATTCCTGTAGTTGTCAATGATCGCGGGATCTTCCGCGCTGACTACCTCGAAGATCTGAAAAAAGAGCGCGAAATCTATTTGGAGAACACCAAAGAGCAACGCCGCGCCGACGCTTTCAGCAATGAGCAAATGACCCGCCGTATTGAGCGCGAATTGTCCATTGATACCAAATTAGACAGCACTCAGACAAACTTTGTCTCTCGCTCTCTGATCCACACCCTGGCTCAACTCAAAGTGATCGCCCACCGCGAAAAAGCCGACATTTTAGAGCAGGCTTTTATTGTCAATCGCGCAGGCGGCCCCGGTGCCCGCTCGATCAATTATCAAGAGATCGATTTGTCCGGCGAGTTCCGCTTGCTGACTGGCTCCGGCACCGACATTCAAGAAGTCGGCTCAACTCTGAGCGAGACCCCTCACAAAGTCTTTGTTTATGCCGCTGGCATGGGCTGGACTCAGGAAGATCTCGAAGCTGCGGCCTATTCTGCCCGCAATGGCTCCAGTGTGATCGATTTGGGTTCCGCCAAACGCATGGCCACAATGAGAGCAGCAACCAAGCTGAAAAACCAAGTGGCCTGGGGAGACGACACAACCGCCCACGCCGCGCCCGGCCTGTTTGGCAAAGCTCTGAACCCCGTCACTATTGGCGGTACATGGGCCTCTGCTACCAATGACGCCAAGCTCGCGGATTTGCTGGAACTGGTCAACGAGCCCGAGAAAGACACCGAAGATTTTTCGGCTGAAATCCTGGCAATGGACACCACCAGCCATACCTTTATGGCTGGCCCTTTGACCAATGCCGGTATTTCAATCGCTCAGTATTTGGTCAATAACACCAGCGTTCGTGCGATTCTCAAATCCAGCTATCTGAACAGCGTGACCAGCTCTGTAAACTCTCTCAGCTCTGCCCGTGTTGCTGTGGCTCTGCCACGCACCGCCGAGGTCTGCGAGTTTATGCTCCCCCGTGATGTTCAGTTTTTCCCGGTTCAGGTCAAAGGCGTGCATTATTTCGTACCTGTTTTGATGAACCTGGCAGGCCTGTTTGTTTACAAATATGGCACCGGTGGACCTATCGCTTTCACCACCATGTCATAACCATGACCACAGCAACCGCAACCATCCGCGCCATGCTTCTGGCCCGGTATCCACAGTTTTCAACTTATGACGCAGATCGGATTGACGCCTTCATTGAAGATGCTCGGCTGTCTGTGCCTGTTTGCAAGCTGGGAAGCCGGGCCGATCTGGCTTTGATGTATAAGGCCGGAAGCCTGTTTGTTTCCAGTCTGACCACATCTGCGGATGGCAGCGGGGGCGAAGTTAAGCGCAAAAAAGATGCGGATATCGAGATCGAATACTTCTCAAGCGGCTCAAGCGAAAGCATAAGCAGCGGGGCAAATGATTTAGAAGCTCAGTATCAGGCGCTTTTGCGCGGTGTAGCAAGAAACAGCCCAAGAGTACTTGGGTACCGTGGCTAACCAGGCCTTTCAGGTCAAAGACCTTGGGCTAGAGAAGCTGACGACCAGCATCAGAGGCTTAAAAGGGCGAATCATCGCGGTTGGGATCCTTCAAGATCTCGCGGTCGGTGGTGAGCTTGATTTCAGCTTGGTTGAATTGGCCTTAACTCTGGAGTTTGGTACCGATGACGGGCGAATACCAGAGAGGCCGGTACACCGCGATACTTTCACCAAACATCAGGCCGACATCAAGAAACGCCTGTTTCTGGCTGCTCAGAAAGTCCAGGGCGGCATGAGCATTGACCGGGCTCTTGATGAAGTGGGCGAATGGTACACCGGGCTTTTGCAAAAGGCAATTCTTGACTACAACGAAGTGCCAAACGCTGAAAGCACGGTGAAAAAGAAGGGTTTCAACGATCCTTTGGTTGATACAGAGCCCGGATCGGGTTCGGCCTATGTCGATCAAATCACTCACGAAGTCAGAAAGGGCAAGCGCAGTGCAGGTTAATTTTGCAGAAACCGTCACAATCACGCGCTATAACCCTGGCGATTATGTTGATGGCACTTGGACGCCGGGGGCCTATGTTGACGGTGTATTTGTGCCTGCCGAAGACGAATCAGAGCAGGTTGAAATCAGCGCCCACATTCAACCGATGAACATGAAGCGGCAAGGTGACTTGCAGTTGATGCAGTTCTTTGGCGTTCAGCACCCCGAAGGGCTTGTAAGAATCCTATCAAACAATGAGATCAAAACAGTCAGCAAAGACGGCAAGACGCGGGCCGATGTCATTCCGTGGGATGGCAAAAGCTATGATTTGCAGACAGTATCAAAACACCCCGCTTTCCCGCCGACCCATTGGGCCGGTGTGGCTTTGCTGGTCGATGAAAAGACGGCCTACCCATGATCCCATTGCAGCGCGTCTTTGATGCGTTCTCGGAGTGGATACAGGCCGCAACCGACGTTACACCGAACAAGATTGTTAAGAAGCTGCCGCCAAACAACAGCCCCGAACCCACGGGGCTTTTTTTTATGGTCAGTTTTGGCAATGCCAAGCGGGTCGGACAGGTTGACCATGTCGGCTATCCAAATGAGGGCGAATATGCGGTAAACGCTCAGCGGCAGATCCCCGTGTCTATCCACGCCTTTGGCCCCAACGCATATGAGCAGCTTTCAGCGGTGGACATGAGCCGAGACATACCGCAGATCCAGGCCATTTTAAGCGCGGCAGAGATCGGCGTTATTCGCAGCTCAGAGGTGCGTGACCTTTCCGCTCTCAAAAGCGCCCGCGTCGAAGGCCGGGCACAAATGGACGTTTTTATCTATGCCGGTGTGATGCTCTCCCAAGAGATCGACCCCGCGCAGCAGCTTGATTACACACTCGAAATCGAAGACGCCGACGAAATCGCAGGCGAAATTACTTAAGGAGCTTTTTAAATGGCTATTTCAGAAATCATTGATGCCAGTTTGGCCGAAACAGTCGGCAATAC